CATGGTTTAACTCCAACTCGTAAGTACGGATACGTTGATATTGCAGGTTAGTAGATCACCAGATGCGGCACTTAAGACCGCCGGGGCGGATACCTCTGTGACGTTATAGGTGTATGAGGATGCAGCGAGCAGGTTAAACACCCGAACGATGTTATCCTCCATCCCGTTTAGGTTCCCTTCATTATCGAGCAAAGGCACCATAACGGAAATTACGAAATGAGCCATAGGGGCGATCGTGTTGCGATAGCCGTTAGATGGCGAGATGTAAGGATCGGCAGGGCTGATCACTACTGAATTTGCGACTACTGTTGCAGGTGGAAATGAAAACACTGACCACTTAGTGTTATCGACTAAAGCTGAGGCAAGACCTGCGCGGAGTGTTGATATGGCGGCCATTAGCCCACCATCGATCTCGGATCAAGATAAGGCGCGAGGAGGCCTCGGACTCTTGCGAGGAGTGTATTACCCATGCGGAAAGGACTTGGCTGGAAACCATCGATCGTGACTCCGCCTGAAGATGGAGCTTGACGGCTCTGCCAAATGTCAATCGAGATCATAAGCGCAGCCTCTTGGATTGCTGGGATCGTTGAATAGTCGGTATAAGTCTCGACAGCGGCGATGCCATAAGGCTCAACTGTGTGGCGTGGATTGTCAGTCGTGTGAGCCGTAGTTACATTAAATGAATACTCGCTGACAGCCGTAATTGTCTTAGTGCCATTGTATCTACTGCCAGCACCTGAAATTGTTACAGATTGTCCAACATAAAAGACATTCGTAATGTCCTGATCAAAATAAAGTGTGCCGACTGTGCCCGTATTGCCGTGAGCAATAATGTATTGCTGATTCTTCCATAGAAAGGGCAAGAGTACGTTATCTGCGGCGTCGCAGACTTGTTGCAAGACTGCATCAGTATAGAGAGTGCCAACGCCTAGGGCGGTGCGAAGCTCTGCAACTGTTGTCAATGCCATGCTCTTATCCTTTCTAAAGACTCGGAGGGTAGAAGGGCACTACCCTCCGAGCGACTTAGGGTGTTACTTATTAAGCAACTTGTACTGCGCGGAATGCTGCTGGGTAGCGGTTAACTACTGCAACGTATCCGTAGATACCGATCTCAAGCTGACCATTGGCGACGACGTTTGTGCGGATCTGAAGCGTTCCGCTTTCATGGAATCGCATTGCCATTGTTGGATAGACAAGACCGACCTTGATGTTAGATGTTCCACCTGTGTAGTTAGGGTCAACTACTAGGTTAAGTCCTGCAACTGTGCCGTTTGTTGATCCCTGTGTGATGAGACCAGCGGCGTTCTGTGATGCTGCTGCTGCGTATAGTGGACGGTTTGATCCATCGACTGCGCCAAGAAGTCCTGCATAATCGATGTTGTCGTTTCCACCAGATGGTGCAACCAAAAGGTTGTTAGGTGTTTGACGCATTACAGAATATGAATCTGCAATTGACTTAGCAATTGCGCCGTATGCTGTTGCTGCTGATGAGTCAGATGATCCGTCTGCTGCAATTTTTGCTGCATATTGATCTGTCTTCTGTGCATATGATGCAGCCAACTCACGTAGATAAAGATCTAGGAAAGATGGGTCGCTGCGATCGACAAGTTCAAGATCGAGCTTTCCTGCGCCCGCAAACTTGACCACGTTATCTTCTTGGAAGGTAACTGTTGTGTCAGCTGATGCAAATTCTGCACCTTCTGCTGTTAGATCAACTGCTGCTTGTGTTCCAAGCTTAGGAGTGAAAATCTTCATTCCTGAAGCTGGAAGTGCTGCGCGCTCGATTGAATCAATGAATGGACGTGATGAGTCGATGATACCAATTACATCCTTGAGGTATGTAGGTGGAACCATTCCTGTGTTCTCTGCAACTGTTGCAACCTGAAGGGCTGCTACTAGTTCGCGTGCATCTGCGTCGCCGCGTGATGCGTTTAATTGTGCCTTGGCGTATTCGCCAGCTGTGATGTTGAGGTTGATGCGTGGCGCTGTGTACGCCATCGCTGTTACTGTAGGGCGAGCAGCTTCCACAGCCGCAGCTTCTACCGGTGTTGCTTCGACTGTTGTGTCTTCCACGACTGTCTCGCTTTCTGTTTGTGTGGTTTCCTCAGCAGGGATGACTTCCTCTGCTGCGATCTCTAGAATTTCGCTCGATGCAAATGCAGGAACTGTCACTAGAGAAACTTCTTTTAACCTAGCCGCTGATACGACTGTGTAGCCATCCTTAGACGGCTTCGATGCGATGATCTCAGCACCGATGCTCAAGCCTGTTACAAGACCTTCTTGAGCCATGATAAGTGCGTCATTGCCGCCAGATGAACGGCTTAACTTGAATGTGGCATAGATGCCATCCTCGCGAACGTCAGCGGCTGTCATTCGACCAATAGGCTTCTTGAGATCGTGTTGAGATAGCAGCTTGATTTTTGATGGATCAGTAATTTCGATTGAATTGGCTGCGAAAGTGTATGCGCCAAGATTAGTGTGGCCAATTTCGCCTGTTCCCATTGGCACGATCTTGCCTGAGATTTCGCGACGTTCTTCTGAGCATTCGATGGACGATGCTTCTAAGTATAAGGTTTCCATTAGCTGCCATTCCCGTTAGGTGAGAGGTCTTCCATTTGCATTGCCTGTTCAGTTGTAATTAGGCCAAGACTTAACATCTTTTCCAACACCATTAAACGTTCCATTGGCTCTGTTCTTAAGAATGTGTCATCCAGGGCGAATTTGACGTAATGACCAGCGGTAGAGATGTCATCCATTGACAGACGCGCTTCCACAGCTGAAACGTAAGGCTGAAGGGTAAACGCGACCATCTGCTTTCTTTCGTCTTGAACGTTGGCATAAGTCATTGTCGTGTTCATCGATGCGCTGACGTAATACGGATCAACCGAGCAAAGTCTGGCGCATTCCGTAGCGAGATTCTGGATCGCGTCCGTGTAGCCCATGTCCTTAGGACTAAATCCAACTGTCTCATAATTAAGAGTCGAAGTTAGGTATGCAGTTGAACGATTTTGACTAGCAGATTTCCAAGCGGCGAGCAATCCTTGAACTTCGGCAGGTGGAAGATCAGCGCCGGTATTCTTTAGGTATCCAGAAGGGCTAGGAGTAGCAAGTGCAACACTAGCTGCATTCTGCGCGTCTAGGGCTGCTTTAATTGTATTGCCACCTATTGCAAGAATACCTTCGTCTTTCTGAAATGTAATTAGCGAGCCAAGACCAGACATGTTTAGCGGTTGTCCGTCTAGGAAATACTGTGTGACGTAACTATTAGTTGAATCTGTTACGAAAGTAACGCGGCTATTGGCTACCCATTCTGCGTTTGCCATTCTGCCGTCTTCAAGATAAGTCTCGGTAATCTGCCAATATGCAACGCCGTACATAAGGAGGCTGTCAAGCGTAAAGTAGATAGTCTCAAATCGAGGTTGCGACTTAGATGGTTGCTCAACCCATCGAGGAGCAGATATCTTTTCGCCTGTTGACTTTTTGTAATACTCCAGAGGGATCGATGCGATCGTTCCACAGATTAAGTCTCGGCATCGTTTAATCGATGGCACTTGGAGAGCCTGCTGGCGCGTTACTAGGATTGGGTAATAAGTGCCGAAGGAAAGATAAGAGTCGGACATGACTCTAGGAGCTTCCTGCGCTTCAATGACTTTTGGCTTACGATCGAATAGACCCATAGAGGGCAATTATACACTACTCCGTGTAAATCGCTGCGATCTGTTGAGGTTTTAATAGCATCGAAACAACCATTGCCAAAGAGATCGGCGCAGAGACATCGCCTGCGCTTTTGCGTTTAACGATGCGCCATGATGAATCATTGGTCTTAGCAGCGCAGTTATTCATCTGCTTTATCAATTCTTCTTGCCCGTTGTGGACTACTCGACCATTGACCATGCCATCGAGGAGATCCGAACACGCCTGATAGAACTGCTGGCCTGACACGTCCTGAATCATCTGACCAGCATTAGCCAATCTTTCGGCAATCGATTGTGTTGTGTATTTGTCATAACAGATCATCTTAGGACGATATTGATCAGCCCAGCCTTTGATCTCAGCTGCAATCTTTAGATCATCGACCGAGACTTGCGACTCCCACGTCTGGAGAATCCCAACACCGATTCTTCCGTCACCCATAATCTGACCAGCAACGAGGCTCGCATTGCGGCGAGATGGAGATACATCGAAGCCAAATACTGTATAGCCGCCGATCGGAATCTGGAGCGTGGCATCGGAGGTTGCCTCAAGTACGCCATGAGGCCATGGACTCTGTAGAGAATCAATCCATTGGCATAGAAGCTCAGTCCTAATGTCTTCAATTTTATTTGTTGCAACAGCTTCTTCAAGTGACTCCTCCGATATTGTGTAGCCAAGAGCAGGGTTGCTCATCGCCCATGCATTGCGGTCTGTAATCTTGCAGTATTGCGGTGCTGACCATTCGTAAAATCCGAATGACTTAGGAGGCGCAGATAGAGCTCTTTCTCTTAGCGTGTTTAACGTTTCTGAGAAGGCGTCCCCGGCATTCGAGGTGAGCAAAGTCTGTGCATTAGGTCTGGCGCGAGTCGTAGGAATCGCAGCCGTGTAGCCATCTTTGCTAATTTCTCGAACTTCATCGATCCATAAAAAATCTGCTGTGCGTCCACGAGATGAGTCACGAGTATCAGATACCAGGTCAAGTGTCGCCCCGTTTAGTAACTCGATGCGCTCTCCGCCGTTGGCATAGCGGATCGCCTTAGTGGCAGCCTTTAAGTGCGGTGCGTTCTCGATGATCCATGCGATCTCTCTAAAGGTCATAAGGGCAGTCGCTCGATTAGAGCTCATGATGAGATGCTTAGTCTCGCCTCCATAGAACAGCCCCCAGATCACACGCATGCGACCTAAGTGCGACTTGCCGTTCTGACGAGCAATAAGGCAGAGCGAAGTCTTGCGAATGTACATGCCTTTAGCGTCAACACGCATCATGTCATCAAGCATCCACTTCTGCCATGGCAATAACGGCATGCCAAGATCATCTGCAAGCTTGGCGATCTCATCTGAGCGTGTTTTGCCCTTGAGAAGTGGACTGTGAAGCCTTGCCTTGGTTGCCCCTCGTAGCGGCTGTTTACGAGCTGCCACTATTCAGGACTGTCTGTGACTGGTCGGGCGGTAAAGGGTGAGTCCGG